CGCCAACGGTGGGAGCATGTAAATCAAGAAGGTCATAATTTTTATCTTGACAACCAGTTAACTCAAGAGGAAGAAAAATCTCTTAGTGAACAGGGTATGCCTACCTTCACTATTAATCGTATAATCCCAATTGTAGAAATGCTTACCTTCTATGCCACAGCCAACGATCCTCGCTGGCAGGCGGTGGGAACAGAGGGTAGTGACAGTGATATAGCCTCCGTCCATGGGGATATAGCAGATTATATCTGGTATATATCAAGGGGCAAGAATGTGATGTCACAGGTTATACAGGATGCTTGTACAAAATCAGTAGGATATTTTCAGGTATACGTGGACCCCAACGCCGACAAAGGTATGGGTGAGGTAAAGGTAAGAACATTAGAACCTTTTGATGTATATGTAGACCCACAATCCAGAGACCCACTATATGATGATGCGGCATATATAATGGTTCACAAAATACTTCCGAGGAAGCAATTAGAGTCTTTATTTCCAAATAAAGCTAACCAAATAAGAAAAGCAGCATCACAAAATCCTACACACGCCAGTCTTACTAGTAAACTTGATTCTGCAGATTTTCAGTATAAAGATATACCAGAAAACTTCAACTTATATGACGATGATGAAACTCTTGTTGATTACTATGAATTATATGAAAAGATTCCAGTACCGTATATGAATGTGTTCTTTCGATCAGAACCCACTGAGCATGAACAGATGATGATCCAGAAAAGAGTTGATACTGAGATGGAGCAGGTGGTAAAGGAAACAAATGTAGAGGTTCAGGAAACTATTGATGGACTCCGGAAGCAGGTCCAAAAAGGCGATATGATTCAAGCCAGATATGAGAGGGAGCTTGAGAAGATTGAAATGGGTGTTAAAGAGGGAATGCAACAAAAGAAACAGCAAATGATTGATCAGGCAATGGAAGAGGCTACAGACGAACAGCACGCCATTATGACTGAGAAGGAATATAAAATATATGCTAAAGGAGAGCTTAGCAAACACATAATACAGGCAACTAAGTATTATGATACTAGGATTAAATTGCAAATTGTAGTTGGGGACCTGCACGTCCAAGAATCTACACTCCCCGGATATGAATTTCCTATCATCCCGGTAAGTTATAAATATACAGGTACTCCATATCCAATGAGTGCTGTATCCCCACTTATAGGAAAGCAAAAAGAATTAAATAAAGCACACCAATTAATGGTCCACAATGCATCACTTGGGTCATCACTTAGGTGGATGTATACCGATGGCTCTATTGATGTGGACCACTGGGAAAAATATTCAGCAGCACCCGGGGCTCTATTACCAATAAACTCTGGATATGAGCCACCAAAAGAAGTTCTACCAGCGCAATTGTCTTCAGCATTTGTTAGTATAGTTGGAGAAGGCAAAAATGATATGGAATATTTAGCTGGTATTTATTCTTCCATGCAAGGAGATACAGGGACTCAACACGAAACCTATAAAGGGCTTCTTGCTAATGATGAGTATGGGACCCGTAGGGTTAAGGCGTGGATGGAGGGTCAGGTTAAGGCTGGACTTACCAAACTTGGTCAGGTGGTTAAGGATTACGCACAGGCCACCTATCAGGCACAAAAAGTTTTTAGAATTGTACAACCATCTGCTATTCAAGAGCAGAGAGAGGTAGAAATTAATGTACCTATATATAATGATCTAGGAGACGCAATAGGCAAATACCATGATTATTCTGCGGCTCAATTTGATGTACGTGTTATAGCTGGGCAGTCCCTACCAATAAATCGCTGGGCATATTTAGGCGAGCTTAAAGAATTACAACAACTTGGCGTTATAGATGATATAGCCGTTTTAGCAGAGACTGATGTTAAGAATAAAGAGGCAATTGTAGAGCGAAAGAGCCGGATGGCAGAGCTACAGGGCCAAATTACGCAACTTGAAGAGTCCCTTAAAGATAAAGAGGGAACAATTGAGACTCTAGAGCGTCAGATGATACAATTGGGTATTAAGGACAAAGTGCGTCAAGCGGAACACGACATGCGAAAGAAAGTGGTTGATGGTTCGGCAAAAATTAAGGGCGACGCCGCTGTTAATAAGGCAAACCAAGATAGATATAATTATGAAATGGGTGTCGAGAAACAGAAATATAAAGAAGCCCTTCAGCAAGATTTACAGAAAAATCGTTTGGAAACAAACGGAGAAAAAAAGTAACTTTAGTAACACAATTTAAGGAGATAAATGGAAAATAAAGGCAACTCAGACGACTTCTTTGACAAAGTGGCAAGTGAAGTAGGGTCTGACTCTGATAATTTCTTCCAAGACCTTGAACAAAACGTAAATCCAGAGATTTACGACGACAATCCCCCGAAAGAACAGGTAACTCCCGAAGCAGAAGAAGCGCATCCGGACTCCGATAAAGATCGTGGTATTGATTGGGATGATGAAGATAACCCGTATAAGAAGCGCTACAGCGATTCCTCGCGAGAAGCAACTAATTGGAAGGGTCAAGCTGAAGAAAATCAGGAATATGACGCTCTAATTAATGTGATGAAAAAAGATCCAAAGCTTGTTGGTGTTGTCCAAGACTATTTAGAAAATGGAGCTGAAGGTCCTAAAATTCCGGATGATTTTATATTTGATCCTGATGAGGCCATGTCAACCCCTAATTCTGACAGTGCAAGAGTGTTTCAAAATGCTGTTGAAAGAATAGTTAGGAAAGAGCAAGGACAAACTGAGAACAAGCTCAATAATCGACTTGATAAAGAGCAGGAACAGCGTCAGAACAGAGCTGTTGCTCGCAAGTGGATGAATGAGCGGGAGATGAGTGAGGAAGACTTTGCTGGGATGATGGACAAGGCTGATTCACATCAGATTACATATGATGATATTTACACCATTCTTAACCAAGATAAGATTAAGAAAAAAGTGTCTAAGCACACTAAAAAGGATGTAATGAATCAAATGAAGTCTATTAGAGAGGCCCCATCAACTGCAAGTGGAACAGGTAGTGCTGATACGAGTAACATCACCGAAGAAGACCAAGTTTTTGAAATGATCAGAAACGTTGGAAACGATAACCTGTTCGACTCGTAGACACTATTTGAAATAAAGTAGGTCTGCCGTCGACTTTTGAAAGGATGGTAGACAAATGGGCGACCTAGTAAATTATGGCGGCGCCAGAAACCTCGCCAATGTTACCGATATTGCCGGCGGTGATCCAAATACCGGTGAAATGCGTAGAAAATATAACTTTGCTGATAAATTCACAGAGTTATCAATTGATCAGACACCTTTTTTCCGTCTTGTATCTAAGATTGGTAAAAAGCCAACTGATGACCCCCAGTTTAAATTTACCGAAAAGCGTCAATCGTGGATGAAGCGTTATGCTTATTGCATCACAAACGGTATTATTGATACTGAGGCTGAAGAAACTAAAGTAATGGACGCGGCTACCTTTGATGGTAAGATCGACATTGCTGATACTATTCTGTTTATGGGCACTGATTATTTATCTCATGGCAATATCCAGAATGTAATCGGACAAGCAGGTGCTTCAATTGGCAGTGCAGGAACACAACCACAGTTTTACTTACCACAGCAAGTGGTTAAAGTAAACTATGGCACTGTAAATGATGGCACTTTCACTGACTTTGCTTTATATAGAATTACTGAGGTAACACTTGGTAACCTATGTCACACCATTACTGATGGTAGTGCAGTTGTTGGTGGATTTGTTGCAGGAGCACTTCCAACTGGCTATACACCTTCATTATGGTATGAGTGTGCTAAGCTTACTGTTGAAGTTGTTAAGGCACCATCTCAAGATGATGCATTCATAACAACCAACGTTAGTGGTGCATTTATAGCAGATGCTTCTCCAAACTCAGCATATAACAATTCAATTGCTGAACACTTGGAGATTAAAAGATCATATGTGACTGGTACCGCTTACACCGAAGGTTCCACATTAATGCAAAAGAACTGGGCTGATCAGCCTTACTCAACTGGATATGGTTTAACTCAAATATTCAGAACTGAGTTTGGTATGACCAACACGGCTCGCGCAACCATGCTAAGGTATGAAGCTGACGAGTGGGCACGTCTCTGGAGAGACAAGCTCATTGAGCATAAATGGGAAATTGAGCAGACCGCTCTTTTCGGTAGTCAGGTAGAAGATGTAACAGCGGGTGTTAATTATACTCAGGGTGCTGTTGATTATATCCTAAGTAATTGCAACCTGTTTGGCTGGGACAATGGCAAAACACAAGACAGCTTCTTAGAAGACCTAAGTCAGCTCGTTGATCCACGTTATAATAACTCTAAAAAGATGATGTTTTTCTGTAATACAGAGGTATATAACTGGGTATACAGACTGAATGAAGGTTACTTGCAAGCTAATCTTGGTGCTGTTAATGGAGCTGATGCGGGACACCCGGGCACTTGGGATTTCGCTACTAAGGGTGGAAAAAATGCGTTT